AGCCTTCCAGCTGAGTTGGGGAATGACGATCTCTTCGACTTTCCCACTAAAATTTGAACCGTTGAATTGAACGGTTGCATTCGTAAGTACAGCAGGTAAGAGCAATTGGAATCCTTAAGCAGCGTTCGCGGAAGTGGCGACCTGTGTGAGAAAATCCGAAGTCACTTCCTCTTCAAACGTGAGGGTTTCGGACACTGGTGTAGGGGTAAAGCGATAAGTAAAATATGCCCTGCCATCGAACAGAGCTTCCGGTGTGTTCTTTGCTTTGTTTGGGACGCATTCGCCGCCTGCAATGGCTCCAAGGCCCATCAGGTATGCGAAATAGCTATTAACGCTCGCAGCGACTGTCTCAAAGTAGGTGGCGGTGAGTCCCTTGGCGATTGCCCACTGATGACTGATGATTAACGCCTCTTTCACCGCATAACGGATCCTCAATTTCTGAATTTGGTTGGAGGTCAGGTCAGTCTGGTCGCCCGTTCCTCGTGCTCCCCATAGACGAAAGCCCATGGCCCTTACGATCGTTGACACCTGCATGGCATTCAGCCTTTGGCCGAGCGACTGAGGATCGTCGAGAGCGAACGAGATCGGAACGCTGGTTCCAACGATTCCCTGAACTTCCCGATTGGACGGGGACTCCCAGTAGTTGATGGATCCCAGCAGACCGGCCACGTATGGACTTGCGGGAACATCCCGATAACCCTGTCCCTCCGGGATCTTCACCTTGGGATACACCATGTAGATACCCTCATCACCATTGATATCCCGGTAGTCTTTCACTTTCGTGCCATCAGCAGGGCCGTCAACAACCCCAACGCCATTCAATCGACGAGCGGTCTGGGCCAGCTTTTTAACTATGGGGTCGGCTAGAATCGCAAGGGGTGTTTCCGGGTCAATGACAACAGTCCCCGTGTGTCCACCCACAACAAGAACCTTGGGTTTGATGCCGGTGACGGATTCTGCGTCGAGCAATTTCTCGATGGCTGACTCGATATCTTGAGTGGACTCAGACCTGGCCTTGACGATGACGACCGTAGGATTTCCCTGCTCGTAAATTCCTGTCAAAGAATCATAGAGGGTGCCTTTGGGCTCACCCGACTCATGAATTGCAGCAAGAGCCTCTTCTTTGGAAAAGAACGCTACCGGGACTTCGTCCTTGACGCTACTTTTGGAATGGGGAGCTGTGCCGACCGCTCCGATTGCACTTTGGTTGGGCGTGCGAATGATCCTTACCTCTTTGGTGCCGGATACAACCACGATCCCGTGAACATAGCCTTCAGACATACTTGACTTCAAAATCTCCGTGAAAAATGCGTGTCAGTGTCCCCCGTGCGGGGACGGACAATTCCAGTGCTGTGATAATGGCTTTAAGCTGGAGCTGGCTTGGAACAAGTCCAGGATCAAGCTCATAGGTGGTTGGTGAAAGACGGCGGAAGGTGAAGTTTTGAATTCCGATCCACGAAAGGGCCATTCGTATGGACTTGAGCGTTCCCCGACAACGAAGGAATTCGCTCTTTTCCTGAAGCAGCTTTCGGATGGAGATTGCATAAGGAGCAAGCTTTTCCAGGGAACCTTCAACAAGGAGGGCCTCGGTAAACTGTCCGCTATCCCCGCCGTCGCGGATGGCCAGCATGCGCTGAGGAGTATAGGCTGGGAAATAACGCCGGATATGATTCTCGATCAAGTAAGCCGTTCCAATGCCAATGTGATTTTGCCAGGGCTTGGGTATTCAATCGCGCGTGTCGGTGAATCCGGTGCATCTGAAATCGGGGTTTTAAGTTTGACGGCATCAACTGCCGACGTATGCAGCTCTTTGGTTATCCAGGAGACGGAAGGCATCCACCCGAGCCGCAGCTCACGTTGCCAGGCCAGGAGCAGTGATTTCTGAATGGCGTCGAGCGCGCTCTGTCCGTAGCCAGGTTTAAGGCGAAAGTCCGCCTGAATATTGACCGTCACAGAGTTTGCAACCCTGACTTCCACGTCGTCCAAGGCGGGCTTCACGGATTCCCTGGTGAGATATTCAGCGACGGCCTCGGCAAGACTTCTTCCAACTGCGATGTCCTTGGAACCCGGCAAAATATAGACGACGACCTTGCCACCCTCGGGGCGTACTGCTGCATCCAGCACTCCATGAACTACATCCCCCACCTTGAACCGCCCCGATAGTATTGCCAGAGCGCGGTACATTTCACGGGATCCCGCAGGGGATGAAGCTCCGATAGCCAGGAGCATGCGAGAAAGAAAGTCTGCAAAGTTTTCTCCATCACGCCGCTGCCCCTGAAAGATAAACTCCAGTTCACTGGAAAGGGTGACAAGCTGTGCGAGTGCTGCATGATTAATCTTTTGCCGAATGATCAGCTCGGTGTAAGCCAGATCTGAAAGTATCTGGTATATGGGATCAGAGGGCTGCGGAGTTTCAAACTCTGGCACTTCCCTGCGGTAGGTTTCCGTGAAACGGGTGAGTTTATCCTGAAAAATTTCACTGTGCTTCAAATCTTCAATCAAAAGGGGGATCTGCATGCTCAGCCGTCCACCTCGACCAGACTATCCTGCCAAACAATGCGGACCTTAAGCTTGACCCTGGCCTCGTCCACGGAGGGCTCGACAGATACAAGGCGTACCGATGGAATGGCCCGCTGGATCCCATCTCTGATATCGGCTGTGAGGTTCAGGAGCCATTCGCTTGTGATGCTTTTGTCCACATATTGCATAAGATCAAGACCGAACCAACGCATCATGGGGATCGAGCCTTTCTGCGTGCGAATGATTCGGCGAATGCATTGCTGGACGTAGGGCAATCCCACCAGGAGCTTTCCGGTTTTTTGGTCCATCCCCATCATTGCAGTTTGCCTCCCGAAAGAGGACCGCCACCGGAAGGGCATGCACCGACAACCAGGGCATTCTTTGCAATGTGAGAGAGGATGATCGCAGCCATTTTTTCCCAGGCTTCGTTATAGTCCTTGACGTTTTTCATCACACTTTTGAGTTCAGAAGCGAGGGCGCTTTCAGATCCTTGCAGCGGCATGTCTATCCAACAAATGATTCCAGGTTCTCCTTCAAAGGAGGAAGCCGGGTTGCGTTGCCGATGGATTCCCGATCACCCATCATCGTAGGGGTCTTGCTGGTCGCAATGATTTCAGCCATCTCAGCCAGCGCAGGTATCAGGCTGCAGGTGCCGTTTTTTATCTCAGCCTTGTCCGTTTCAAAGGAAATGGCCGTTGCCTTCACCTGGATCTTAAGACCATCCTGCTTTGTGAGTGAAAGTATGTTTGACGCGGAGTCATAGCTTATTGAGAATCCATCGCCAGTCTCAGTCACAAATAAATCAGCCAGTTCAGAAGGCTGATCGAAAGTGTCAGAATAAAGCCCACGAAGTGCGCATCCGAGTGTCAGATCCCCACCAGGGGAAAGCACCATGCACTGTTCCCCCACGACTGGCGGATCCCAGCTTCGGGACTTTCCAGCCGCTCTTGCGAAAAATGGAAGCCAGTCAGTCCTGATATCACCTGATTCAACACGAACGAGGGCCTTTGCAGGATCGACCGCCGATATGCGGCCATAGCGGAGCACATTCGCCAGCCGTCGGGACAGTTCACTCACTTCGGCCAGAAGTTCATCGAATCCCATCATGCTCCTTACGCTACGGCGTTCAAACTAATCATCGCGCCTGTTCGGGGTACAAGATAGTTGATGCGATACACATGCTGTGCGGCAGCCACGACATCAACACCATCGCCTTCGACCACAAAATGAACCGACACAAGATCAATCTTCCGTAGAACCTTCGATAGCGATGACCCGAGCAGAATGGCTTCAAGTTCGTCGGATAGGCCGTAAATCTCATCTTCGGGATCAAGGCTGGGAATGATCCCAACTTCCACCCGCAGCTCCAGCTCGCGCTCCGTGTAGACGTCCTTGTCATCGAGTACCTGCTCACTTGGAAAGTAGATCAATGCTGCAGGAAAATCGGCGGATTCAAGAGGCGACGTCCGTGCGCTGAACCTCTTGATATTGAGCTTTGACTGCAAGAGTTTGCGGACTTCGTTTCTTATTTCCTTACGGTTGTTCATCAAAACTTTCCGATGGCAAGACTATCGCTTCCAGGCTTCACTCGTTCAAGATCCAGCTCGACCACACCGACCCCGCTGACGAATGCCTCCTTGATGATGTAGATAACCCCGGTTTCAAGGCGCCTGATTCTTGACCCCTTCTGCAAATTGCTACCGGCTTCGGTGCTCACATGCAGAATTGCCTTCAGGTTGTTCACGGAGGGCTTCAGCTGGCTTGACCTGTCCGAATACTCAAAGAAGTGCCCATCGATTGTGCTCCTGTCTTCAATGAGGAAATTCTCAGCTTCAAGGCTTCTCATCAGGCCACCTGCATCAGGCAGGCCGCGTTGGGATCATAGGAAACCAGGAGCGGCGCGGATTGAATCATGATGTAACGGTGGCTGGGATCTTCGTTTTCCCAGCTTTTCAGAAAGAACGGCATCGCCTTGAGCTGGGCCTTGCGGTCTTTGATGGCTCCGAAGTGACGAACACCATCTATGGATTTCCCAATCAGGAGGGCTTCACCTGGATCAAAGAACTGTTTCTCGCGGCCATCATCGAGATAAGTGCCGTAGTGTACGAATACGTTGTAGTCACCGAAGGAACCCTTGTACTGGATGTCCTCTGATTGCTCCTTGGGCGTCAGGACGACCGAAGAGTCCACGTTGCGAAGCAAGGTGGCTGCCGCTCTCACTTCTTTGTTGTTGCGGAAGAGAGTCCAGGCACGAGAGCCGAGAATAAGGTCGTTGGCCCGCGCATTGCGATTGGATTTGGTTGCAACCCTGCGACTTTTGTCTTCGAGGAACTCGGTCATGTTGAGATCAAGGTTTGTCCATTTTTGATCGTCAGGCAGATTGGCAATCGTGAGGTCTGGATCACGGCCAAAATCCAGCTGAGCACTGAGGCCTTCGCCGATGATCGTGGCTTTTCCAGTTTTGCAAACCTCCGTCGCCATGACTTCGAGACGATTCTGCAGGCGTTCGCGCAGCCTCTCCGTATCCAAAACCACATGTAGACGCATACGCTGCTCGGCGCTAAGGGAGCCACCGAAAGGCTCGCCTGCAAGACGCTTCAGTGGGCGCTCAGCATCATGAACAACTTTTTCCTTCACATACGCAGGTTTATACGATTTTGTCTCGTATCCTTCGTGTGTGAGGAGCTTGCCCTGATGCAGAGGATGCACGAAAGGAGAGATGCCTTCGGAGGATTCGACGACGTCGAAATAGACTTCCTCGGATTCATGGGTGACTTCAGTTGGAAAGTATCTATTGAGAAAGAAGCGGGGCTGGAGCTTCAGCCGGTTTACCACCCGATGCAGGTGGTAGGTTGTGTAGATCGGAAGAGTCAAATTAAACCTTACAAAAAAATCCATAACGGAGCAGCCAGTTCGCAGGCTGCGATTAAAATCAGAGGTGGTGTGGGATTAACCCTGAAAAAAGATCGATCTCAGTTCCAGCTTTTCCTTGATGCTGGCTATCGTATGCCCTTTGCCAAGAATCACGCCCCCTGGAAAGAAAGATCCTGTGAGGTAAGCAATCGTCTGGCGATCGCCCTTACTGGCATCAACGTCTTCGGCCAGGATTCGGCATGGATCTTCACTGCCATCCTTGATTTCTGCGTCTGCATCGTTGAGCCTTTCCGAGATCACATATTTACCCGAGCCGGATATCCTGCCGAGCACGGTACCCCGTTTGAGGTTTTGGCCAGCTTCAAGAGTGATGGTTTCCGAGAGTAGGTTGAAATCGCCTGCGATTAGATCAAGAGGCTGATAGGACGCCACATCCCCGAATTTTGGTTCATATCCCATGTTCACCTCACGCCACAAGGCCGAGCTTGATGGCCAGTTCAACGTCGGCATCAGCCCCGTCGTCTTCCAGTGCATCCTGCTTTTTGGATGTCACGTTATCCAGCAGCCGGTCGGCCTCGACCAATCGCGTAACGCCTGCTTTGGCATCCCGGTCGGCCTCCGTCAGAACCTTAAATGCTGCCTCCTCCACACTACGCCCTTCGTCGATCAAAGAGTCGCAAAACTGCTGGGATACCCGCCCCCGACAAAGGCTTTGAATGGTGACAATCCGTTTTCGTTCCTGGACTCTGATCTGCTCCTGTGCCGACGTATCGTTTTTGATCGCAGGCTCGGAACCCGCATCTTCTTTCAGTTCGCTCATTAGACCTTCAAATGTTGCTATATGATCAATCATCCCCCGTATCCGGGCATCTTCGCTGAGGAAAGTTGCGCCTTGTCCAAAGGATTTCAGTACGTTTTCGATCGCAGTGGCGCGATTTCTGGCCACTTTGCCGACAAATATCTCTCCAAGGCTATCCACGATGCGCTGGACTTCGCGGGCTCCAGTTTCTGTCGCAGGATCCGCATTTTTAAGTGGGGATTGGGAACTCACAAAGCGAAGCTCGGATGGATCGCTTTTCGATCGAAGAACAGATTGGACGCCAATGCTGCCAATCATGGCTGTTTCAGAAGCGACGATGCGATTGCACGCCGACGCGATCCAGTAGGCTGCGGAACAGCCTTGCCCACTGATATAGGCTACAATCGGCTTTTTGGAGCGTGAGGAAAAAATAAACTCTGCGAGATCATTGCAGCCATTGGCTTCACCACCAGGGGAGTCGATATTGAGGACAATGGATTTGACCGAGGGATCATCAAGGAGAGTTGCAAGATCGCGGAATGCCATCTCATAGCTGGTGACGGCACACACCTCGGTGATGAGGTTTGCTCTTTTGAACATCGCCCCTTGGATTGGGACAATTCCGACTCCATCCCTAACGGTGGATGAGTGCGCATAGCCAGGACGCTTGCCCAGGCTTTTTTCGAGAGCGTGTGGTTCCATTCCACGATCTGCAACTGTGATGAGAACTCGAAGCCCGGCTTCATTCATCGCCCACGGTATCAACTCAATCATCGAAGCCAGATTCATTTTTCCCTCCACGAGTGAGAGAATAGCGAAGGAAAAACTGCAAGTCACTGGAGCCGACGCTAGCCACCGAAATTTTTGAAACTGACGGTGGTCGATGGCGATGACACTGACATCTGCCAAGGCAGTTGGTAGAGCAGTCCGTCTGAGGAATGTTCCTCAATGTAAAAGGAATGAATTATGAAAATGACAAAACTGATCGCATGTTTCATGGCTCTTGGAATGTCTGCTGTAGCAACTGCTAGCGAAATGAGGTTGAAATCTGAAGTGATTGGCGCAGAATCAAAGCTTGGCGTGAAGAGCAGGAATATGGATCCGATTAGGGGTTACGGTGCTGCTTTTAGCCTTGAATCGGAAGTTGCCGACGGCCTGACGCTCGGCGGGAAAGTGGGATACCTGAAGTATGGTGATCGCAAGGGCGGTGAGTCCCTGAAGTTTGATGATTCGTTTGCCGGGGCGTATGCTGCATATGATTTTCTCGCCTCTGATAGCCTTTCTCTTTATGCACTAGGTGGAGCGTCTTATCATCTGGTCGACTTCAAAGATCAAGGCGAGCAGGGGTACAGACTGAGTGCAGCCGACGCTTATCTTTGGAATTGGGATGCTGGTGTTGGCGGTCGTCTTGACCTATCTGAGAGCGTTGCCTTGGGTCTTGAATATCGCTACTCGGATACCCTGCAGCGTCCGAACACGAAAGCGGTTCTATCCACTGATACGGCAAGCTTGAAGGGAGAGCTGAAAGACCTGTCCCTTAAGAGTCAGCAGGTTGCAATTTCTGTAGCTTGGCTCTTTTGATATTCATAGGTCAGGGATCATAGTCCCTGACTCTTAATTCCTCTTCAGGCGAGCCACTGTCTTATAGAGCTTTTCTTTCAGCTCGTTCTGATGTCCAGAGTAGTGCAAGGCTCTATGGCAGTTTGGGCATACTGCAATGGCATTCGACGGAATATCAGGGCCACCGTCTGTAAGTCGAACCACATGATGAACTTCCAGATAGGGTTTTCCTAGTGCATCCTTGAAAGGTGCAGCGTTTCCACAGCATTCACAAGTACCATCTGCGATATCCTTGATGTACCTTACAACATCGGCCCTTCTCTCAATCTGAGTGCTAGACATGCTAATTCTTCTTGGGTTTGGATTACCAATTGGTTCGGGAATAGGACCACTACGAAGTGAAAGGATTGCAGATTTTTCTTCCAGCTCTTCTGCTGAATTGGCCACATATAGTTTTTGGATTCGATCATCAATTATGTTTCGAAGTTTGGAAGATGATCCACTCAGTGGTGAAACACCGGTGAGAATCTTAAAATGTTTTTGCTCAAGTTCATGTGAAATGTTCTGAAAGAGCTGGCGCACAGATCCAGATGAATGACTTGTTTGAGCTTCAAGCTCTCTGTATAGATCCTGCTTATTTACTGCTTTTCCCGCTTGTTCATTAAGCAACTCCCCAAGGTATCGGGATACACATAGATCCAAATGTTCAAGACTCCAAGGCTGTTTAGTTGAATTAGATCCTGCAGAGCTTTCGCTGTCCCCAACTATCTCAGGGATTTGATCGAATTTATATTTCTGAAGTCTCTTCTGTGCATTCTTGAGCTCGTCTCTTGTGAAGAGATGCTGCCATTGCGGTTGAAGAGCAACATTTTCGACTGTCAGATCAAGCCTATTCTTCTCCCAGAGCTTTTGGTACCCATCAGATTCTCTTGATCCTGGTCTGATTAAAGTCTTGGCAGTATTGATTGCCCCATTCCTATGAAGCATATTTAGAAACTCACTTGGGGTGTAGTTGGTTTCCTTCTTGATACGGGCGACCAAATCAGTGAGTTCTCGAAGAAACTTTAACTCATCAGTTTCACTCATGTCTTTGCCTTTATGGAAAGAAGCGCTGTATATAGTGCGTTAAAGGACATAAATCTAGAAGTATCCAAGTATTTACTCATCTTGTAATCATCGCATATCAGTAGCTTGGTCTTTTAGTCGTCCACCGATATGATCGGAACCTGCCCTCGAAGATTAACTTAAGACTTCTCTATCACAGATTTTTCAGATTCAATTTCCCGCTCCATCTTTTCAAAATCCCTGCCAGATTCCTCGACAATGGACCGGCGCGATGTAGTTTTCGTTTGAAGTCTGGTTTCATCAGCCTTAGCGTCCTTCAGTCGGTCGATGGAAGGCATGGATGGCCCCACCCATTCCGCAGACGTATAAATCCTGCGCTTTACCACATTGGAAAAATCCGGTGCGAACAATATCCCTTTTGCAACCGCTTCTCCGAGTGCCCACTCGTAAAATGGCTGGCAAATCTTCGATACTGTCCAGGCGCGACGTATCATGACAAACTTCCACGCTTCCAGCAGTGCAGCACGAGCAGCTGTGTAGGATGATTGGAAATTCTGAGTCAGAACCTCGAAAGGGATGGATAGTCCCATACCGATCTGCTGCAGCACTGCCTGTATGAATGGCTGGTAGTTAGTATTCGGACGGCCTGGTGTAAGTGTCTCCACCTTTTCACCCGGCAGCATATTGAGCAGCATGCCCGACCCAAACTTCTCTTTGGATCTGGTTTGCGTATTTGCTTGCCGCGACGCAAGGTGGATGTCCTTTCGGTCCCCGAATGGCCCGTGACCTTCACTCGTGACGAATACACTGAAAAATGCACTGATCACTGCCGCCATAATTTCGCTTTCCGTATAGCGACTGATCTGCTTGAAACGCTCGACGACCGGAGCAAGGAAAGGTTCTCCCCGTGTTTGTCCAGGCAGGCGGCTGTGGAATACATGAAGCGCGATCGGATTGCCTTCCGCGTCGAAACGAGGAATGCGTATAGTCCTCTCTGGTTGGAGGGTTTGCATCCTGTCCTGGTTCACAATGTGATAGGCCACAGCCTCGCCATCCTCGTTCAACTCAACCCCTTCACGGATGTCTTTGTCCGCACTTCCAAAGTCCGGGTTACGCAGACGGGAACCTTCAATTATCTGGATACAGGTTCCAAGGATGGCACCCGGTCCAGGCTTGTAGCGCTTGAGAATAAGGCAGTCGCCATCGAGCAGCACAGAGCGCAAAGCTATAGCTTGATTGATCCCAAAGGGGTTTGACCTTGTAAAGTCAGAATAGACCGAGCTGGCATGAAGCGCAAAAATTCGTTCGGCTGCTTTCTCAAACTCCCGTGCCTTCTGCTCCGGGATTCCCAGAACCTCATGATCCAGCTTCGCTTGTGGCCTCAATCCATCGGCTACCACGTTACTGACCGTATTCTCGACAGCTCCTCTCGCAATGGCTTCGTTACGGTCGAGATCATGGCTCTGATTCCGCAAGGCAGAAAGAGCGGGCAGAATCGCCTCGTCGGCACTGGCGTCAGGTGGATTCCAATGCTCAACAGCGGGGTTGCTTCGGGATGTCGATCGGTATGGGCTTTCCGGTATGAGAACTCCGGCCTCGGTTTCAATATATCCGGTCAATTGCTGTCCTATTCTGGTACCACGAACTCAATATCAGATCCCCCTTCACGCGAAACCATACGGCGCAGAAAGGCTTCACGTCGGTAGAGTTCTTTCAGGTCACCGCGCTTGACGCTCCGTCTGTTCATATTCACTTCCAGGTCAAACTCCTGACCACCTGATTCAATAGCTTCAATGGCTCGCTGGACGCTATCCAGCTGCTCTCTATATGTTTTCATGCCACTGTCTCCTCCAGCGTGTCGCATAGTCTGTCGATATTTATGTCCAGGAAATGTCGGGCAGCGTCGGCATAGCGAAGGCAGTCGTGGGCGTGATCCGCAACACCATCAGTTGATTCATAAGCCAGCTGGAAACCGCCCTCGCGTTTGACCCAGCGTGCCTTGGGTGCAGAGACTTCCTTGTAAAAGGACGCATCCAGACCTTTATGAAAATGTATGATTTGTGCCCCGCGATATTCGGTCTTTATGCCGTCTCTCACTTTCTCTCGGTACTCCTTGCGGCTGCTGATCGATCGTGCAATGTCAGAAAATAAGCGCCCGTGTGTGGCAAGCTTTCCGACCCTGAACAAGTAGACATTCTCGTCTTTGAGCAGCGTGGGCTTGTCAATGATGGGGGCCGAAGCGTTACCGATGCCTTTTATGGCAATAGTGCAGTCCCCCAATCTGGGCCGACAGAAGTCATAAACGGCAGCGGTTGTATGTCCCCCGGTGTCGACGCAAGCAGCAGCAATTCGGAGCTTTTCGCCGCGATTGTGAGTATAGGTGGTCAAGAGCTTTTCCTCGACGCGAGCCCAGGTCAACGTCTCGTTGCCGTCGCCATAAATGACCCAGTAGTCCAGCACCCAGCTTTCACCGTCTCGACCCCAGGCCCTTGTACAAATGTTGATATGGTTTGGATGTGTATCAATCCCAGCGGTGACAAGAGCTGCACCAGGGGGAAGAATGGTGGCGGGATCGTAATCCTCGGCAAGCGCCTGTATATCCCCGGCATCCAAAGAAGCGATCGAGCGATCCTCCCAGGTTTCGCCCAGGCAATTGTTCACGAAGACTTTAAGCTCGACGGGGTTCTCATAACCCTTTTTGAAGAGGTCGGCGCAGCTTTTCCATGAATACATGCCCACCGGCGCATAGAGAGCCGGTAGAAAATAGCCGCGAACATTTGGAAACAGGGCTGCAGCCGTTGGACGCCATTGTCCTCCAGCAAGCATTTCTGTTTTGTCCTGCTCATAGTGACTTGCGTTACACCGGATGCAGCGGAAAACGGGCACCTTCCCCGAAAAGTCGATTTGCTTCCATACGATCAGCTGCAGTTCGCCACACGATAAGCAGGGGACAAAGAACTTGCGCTGGTCCGTGGTCAAGTATTCCTGCTCGATCCGGCACTGGCCAGCGATCGTCGGAGTGGAGATATATAAGATCTTTTTGCGGCCTTCGTAGGCACTGGTTCGGCCAATGGCAATTCCGCAAGGATCGCCTTCACCTTGACAATCGAGATCATATGCCGACACTTCGTCGAACACGATGAACTGAATGCTGTCTGATCGCAGCGATATTGCGCTTTTGCTGGTCCCAAGGTTCAGAAAGCCACCAGGAAAGAGCTTGGTGATGATGGTATCCTTCTCCTTGGTCTTGTCGCGCTTATAACGCTCTAAATCCTTGATCTTACCCTGAAGGGATTTGCAGTTGGCCACGATCGGGGCTATGCGCTGTTTGGAGAATTTAGCGCGAAGTTCATCGGAAGGCTGGACGATCAGCATAGGAGCTGGATTTACATCCATCACCCATAGCATGAATGCCAAGGCCGATAGCGTTCCTCCGGTTTGCCATCCTTTCTGCAGGACGACCTTCTCCACCCCATTGTCAGGCATCAGAGCATCCAGAATTTCGCGGAGGTAAGGCGTTCGGTCGAAATCGACCAAACCGGGGAATGGATTCTTGCCGCTGACAAGGTAGAGATTTCGAGACGCATGATCGATGATCGAGATGTCGGGGTTGGGCAGAGTGCCAAGCGCGAAGTCATCGGTCACGGAAACAAGGTCTGAATACACGCGATCAATCAGCGGAGGGGTCCTCGGTAGAGTTGGTTGAAGCGGTGAAGCGAGAGTCAGCGAGGTCACGCAGAGCCCTGGTCAGTGCATCTTTCATGACGATGCGAATACGGGCCACCAGATCATCAATTTCGTATTCATAGCTATCGATCTGTTGTTCATCAAACCTATCCGCGATAAAGGAGCGGACTTGCCTTTTTATTTCGGCGGATATTGCCTGTGGTGTGTAGAGGACCGCATCCCTGGTAGCACGCGCGGCCTGGAATGCTTCGATTCGATATTTCTCTGCGGAAATGAGAGTGCCTGCTTTTTCCAGATAGGCCAGCTTGCTAAGGAGAGCAGTGTAGTGACGATCCATGGCGATGGACTCACTCGTTGGCATCACATCTTCATGCGCGAGGTGACTGGTTGATTGGTTGGGCAGGTATTGGCGATCTCCGTGATCCTTGTCCAACCTAGCGTTTTGAAAGAACTCCTGCACGCCGAGAGCCGCATCGATCAGGTAGTTGTTTTCCACGCGGGTGACCGACTTTGAGAGCCTGCCGCTCTTGATCGCCTTGCTCACTGTTTGCTTTGAAATCTGCAAAAGATCCGCAAACTCTACTGTATTCAATTGCTTAGCCAATTCGATTTTTCTTTTCAGTGGTGTTGAGTGGATCAAAATGCCAGGAATGATTTGGGAGTTTGCAGTCAGTCACCTCGAAAATTTTTATCATCGCGCGAGCGGCAGGGGTGCCTCGTCACCCGTCTGATTCTATTGGGGAAAGGACCCAGTGCGTCATCCATGCTTGTGCGGGATTTGCAAGCTTTGCTTTGCGATAAACCAATTGGATTGCTTTCCGTTTTCTGTTCTGCAATTTGGCGCCTTGTAAGTCATAGCCGCAATTGTAAATACCCCCTCGCCCTCCATTTAGTCTCTTACAAAATCTACGCCTCAAATAGCAATGTCATAGGGGTTGTTCACTGCTGAACTGAGCCATTGACCAATATTTCGCCGTTTGCTAATGATTAGATCTGCAGCTTGACCTCTGCATCTGCCTGAAAAGCAAATCCCCCTACCTGCGCAACGGCTGACCCCACCGCGCAAAAAGATATTTTATTTTTCTATTTGGAGAAAATGAAATGACTGATTGCGAGTATAGCGAAATTAATGGTCGAATCAACGGCCTACTGAACAAACTGCGGCAAGGTAATGTCTCAAACTTTGAACTGACCCATTGGTTTCCAGATCCCTGGACATGTGACGGCTTTGATAGAATGATCCAGATGAGTTGGGACGGTAAGGATATCTTGGTTTCAGAACATCATTGCCGAGATCAATTCGATGGGAAAGACGATGATATTCTATTAGACATAAGCCCAATTCAGACAAGAAATGGCAAAGATTTGGTAAACTACAGCATTTCAAGATCTCCTCTTGAAACGCGAGATCGTTTTCTCTTCGCTTTCGAGCGCAAAATCCAAGAAATGATAGGAAATGGTTGAGCATGAATAGAAAATTGACTGGCCAAGATTGGCTAGAGTGCGGACTTATAGGCGGAATCTTCTTTCTGATCGCAGCCGTGTGTAAGATGAACCCTCAATTATTAGAAGCAGCCAAGAAAAATTTGCCAGAAAAATGATTTCAATGCTCTGCTTTGGCAGAGCTTTCTCTTATTCTGCGAGTGAGACAAGAAAATCCTCACCACAGTCCACGCAGCTGGTTGCCTCGCCAGCTGAGTCTGGCTCCTCAAAAGAATGGTAGTCCTTACAACGTGGGCACCAGAAGCCCCAGCAGTTGTCTTATTTCTGCTCCAGTTCAGCAAAAACTCGTCGCAACGATCATTCAAAACCTCCCTCTCATGTTCTCTGGCGATAATTACGTCGAAGGCGATGTCATCACCGATATCCACTTCCTGCTTATCCGATGGTTGGAATTGTTCAGGGGGGCGGATATAGAAGAAAATACTGACGTCAATAACCTTGAGAGCTGAGGCTTGTCATTGGACGTAACTTCTGATTAGGATGCTGGTATAGTTCTGTCAAAGCCTATGGCGGTTCTTACAACTATGCAAACTCGCCTGGACACCGACCACACAATAGGGATTCATGTCAGTTTCCCGATTCTCCAGACACGACAATCTCTCGAACTAAACGAGCTGTTCGTGGCTCGTAGACGTACTGGATAATAGTTCCATCTTTAATGCGCTCAACTGCTTCGTTTATGACGAAAATAGGAGCTAAAAACCATTCGCGCGGCACCACTGGATTTCCGAAACGATCTTTTATTTCAATATCCATGCGCGCCGGATCAAACACTTTGTGAATGATGTTTTCAAGTTTTTTGCGATTTATGTTGAACAATTTATAGGACGCCACAATTTCCACGCCGGCCATAAGGAACGTTGGATCGAGTTCCGCGTTCGCTATTCGCCTCGTCACATCACCTCCCGTTACACCGATTTTATGCAATACTTCACGGTTGGCAGCTACAAGTGGATGGTCCGATTTGCTGCGGAGGACGTAGATTGTTCCGCTCGCCATATCGTCCTCCGCGGCTATCCCAGAGAATAGCGGACCTAGGCTAGGGTCTGTGATGTAACGTCCTGCTTCATCGCGATGAAGGGCTCGTTGGAGGGAACGCAGCAGCACATCGCTCTCAGTCCCGTTGTCGTAGATGACTCGCAGCCGACAGTCACGCCGGCCATACTCAGTGACAAACTCTTCGCCCATTTCTGCCACATAGGTTATTTGTCCACCGACGATAAAGAACTCATCTTTCTTGATTTCTGCCATAGTTTGAAATCGACGGGTCTCTCGTGCCCCGGAAGCTATCTCAGCCCTCACTGTTTCAAAAAGCGATCTAAATTGTTCAAAGTCTTTGCAAGCAATTCGATTCGCAATTTCTGTAGCGGCGCGTTTATCGGCAGTCGCACGAACATGGCGAAGTTCGGTGATGGTGGACGAGCCTTCCACGCCATCTAGTTCGGCAAGGAGATCATCTTCGTTCATCAGGTTAGCTGGCAAAGTGTCGATACTATCGACATCCAATAAGTTGTGTCGATCGAAAGACGCGAGTAACGCACGACAATCCTCAAGCGTGCGAAGTCGATCAAGTCGGGCTGCATACAGTCGCTCGAAAATATCGCGATCTTCTCCGCTGAGTGGTGCACGTCCATTCTGATCAGTAAAGTTCTGAATCTCTTCAAAGCCCGCTATGATCCGTTCCTCGCGAGCCGAACGACCACCTTTCGTCTTTCTTTGGGCAAATTCGTCAAGTTCTGCGCGGAGATCATCTAGATCAAAGTCACTCATAGCGCCCCTCATCTTTAAATCGAACAAAAGCCGCAGCCCCTTCGGCCATTCGCTTTTCCCAGGCATCAGTCGAACCGATTGAAGGGAGCCGGCCTCTCTCCTTCTTGAATTTTACAGCACGGATAGCAAGGTCTTTTGCTTCTTCCGGGGTCAAATTCGTACGCTTAGCGGCTATGGTTGCTGCCACTTGCTTTAAGCTTGATTCACTCATTGTTTTAGCTAGAATAGCGTAAACTTCCCCGAAGGGGTTAATGCGATCGATCAGATCAATATCAAGCTCACGCACGTCCATCGCGAACTTGCGCACGCCATCGAGAAGTGCAGTGCTTCCGCTAGGCTCTGAGTCGCCCTCACCTAGCACAATGCGTTTTGCTTGCTGGGTAATGTTGAGTGCGGCAATGGCATGTTGACGAACGACCTCCTGATCGCCTTCATCAAGATCAGGATACTTATCCTTAATTATCTTACCCATCCGAACCTGGGTAAGTTCTTCTGGAACAATCTCTTCGTCGAAGAGCCCGCGCTCGATGGCCGCTTTGTCCTGAACGAAAGCGGCAATCACTTCGTTCAAGTCCTCCTTACAAATTCGAGTGGCCTGGGCACTCCTGGGCTCAACCAAGCCCTTAATTTCGACCTGAAAGCGTCCCGTCTC